CTAGCATAACAGGAGACTAATATGTCCAATTATACTCTGAATACTCCTTCGTTTATCGAAGCACAACAGTATTCGCAGTTCATCCTTCGCACCCTGCCGACTGCGATCCTTCCCCAAGGTTTTTATCGGGATGTATCGGATTTCGGTGCGGGTTCGACGTTGAACATCAAAACTATCGGTACGGCTACGATTCAGGAAGTAGAAGAGGATTCGCCTCTTATCTATAACGCAATCGAAACCGGCAACGTAACTCTGTCCATCACCGACTACATCGGCGATGCTTGGTACGTAACCGATATTCTTCGTCAGGATGGTTCGCAGATCGAAGCTCTGATGGCTGCACGCGCCCAAGAGGCAACCCGTGCAATCCAGCAGCGTTTCGAGAGCCGCTTCTACCAAGTGGCTTACAACGGCCAGACGGCTGCTAACCCGAACAACGTAAACGGTTTCACGCACCGCTTCCGCGCTCAGGGCACCAACTGGACGATGAGCGAAGATGATTTGATTGCAATGCGTCTTGCCTTTGATAAGGCGAACGTACCGCAGTTCGGTCGTGTTGCTATTGTGGATCCGGTTGTTGCTGCTACCTTCCAAAAGAAAGTAGTCATCACTTCGCAGCTTGATCGTCTTCCGGCTTATCAGTCGATTATGGAAAACGGTTTCAACAACGAGCACCAGTTCGTTATGCGAATCCACGGTTGGGATATCTGGACGAGCAACCTGCTTCCGCAAGTAGCGGCTGGCACCTCGGTAGACGGTAACGCTTCTAGCTCGGCTTCGACCACTTGTGTCGCTAACCTGTTCATGTGCATTGCGGACGATAACTGCAAGCCCGTGATGAATGCCTGGCGTCAACCGCCGAAGGTAGAGGGTGAGCGGAACAAGGATCGCCAGCGTGATGAGTTCCTGACTACTGCTCGTTGGGGCATGGGCATTCAACGCCGGGATACCCTTGGCGTGATTGTCTCCGATGCCGTTAAGACTGCTTAATAGGAGGAACACACAATGGCTAAGGAAAATAGTTCTGGTCTTGGCGTTAACACTCGCTATGGTGCTATCTCGATCCCTGATGGGGCTAGGGGTGCTCTTGGCGGGCACGAAGGTGCGCTGAATTATCTTGCGGTAGAGTTCTCTGCTGCACTGCTTAACAGCGACTCCATCAACGCTCCTACGACGATTCTCTTCAATGCCCTGCCGCTTCGTGCATGGGTAGAAGTAGAGACTGCTCTGTCGCTCTCTGGCGCTGGTGCTGCTCTCTCCTTTGGTCGCCAAGGTGGTCTCGGTACGGACAGTGCCGACATCTCTGGTACGGCTAAGGGCGTGGGCTTCGCAGTTGCTGCTCTGAAGGGTACGTTCTCGACAGGCATCACGGCTACGACTACGGTTGTGGTTGGTATGGCTTCGGGTTCGATCAACGAAGGCGCGGGTCGATTCATTATTGAGTACCTCAAAGTCTAATAACCGATGACCCACTTGGGGGTGCGGCGGGAGTAATCCCTCCCACCCCTTTTTTATTTCAGGACACAACATGAAACTAAGTCTTCTGGATATCGTACAGGACATCCTCAATGAAATGGATGGGGATACTGTCAATTCCATTGACGATACTGTGGAAGCCCAACAGGTAGCGCAGATCGTTAAGACTACTTATCTCGAGATGATGGCTAATCGTAATTGGCCGCATCTCCAAACTGGATTTAGTTGTACATCTTTTACTGACACCTCTTATCCTACCTCGCTGGCACTTCCTGAGAACATCAAGGAACTGCGCTGGATCAAGTACAACAAGCGCACTAGCAGCGATGCCAAGGATAAGTGGGATGAACTCACGTATCTACAGCCAGAGGATTTCTTCACGCACTGTGCAGGCAGGGACTCTTCTGCCAGTAACGTACAGGTTGTGAATATCTCTAGCGTTAAACTCAACATCCGTAACGATGTTCCTCCAACGTACTGGACTACTTTTGATGACTCCGCCCTCATCCTGGATTCTTGGGATAGCGCAGTGGATACAGTGCTACAAACGGGAAAGAATTCTTGTTGGGGGATTAAGAATCCTCAATGGTCTGGCTTGGATAACAGCGTGCCTGATCTTCCCGCTGAGGCTTTTCCTGCGCTCTTGGAAGAAGCGAAGAGCACTGCTTTCTATACGCTTCGTCAGGCTGCAAACGAGAAGGCTGAACAGAAGGCTAGTCGCCAGCATCGATGGCTTTCTCGTAGAGCATGGAGGGCTAAGGGAGGTATTCGTTTGCCTAACTACGGCAGGCGCAAGGCTTTCTCTGGCTATGAAAAGAATCCTCTCTTGGATAAAGGCTAATGGCTAAGTCACCAAGCTGGCAACGTAAGGAAGGCAAGGATCCCAAGGGTGGTCTGAATGCCAAAGGCAGAGCATCGTACAACAGGGAGACGGGAGGGAATCTAAAAGCTCCTGCTCCTAACCCTAAGACAAAGAAGGATGCTGGTAGGCGTAAATCATTCTGCGCTCGGATGCAAGGGATGAAAGAGAAGCTCACTAGCGAGAAGACAAAGAACGATCCTAATAGCAGGATCAATAAATCACTAAGAGCATGGAATTGCTGAGGGACTAAATGGAAGTTATACCTAGCGGTAATTACTGGGTTATCAAGAATATCCGTGGGCCTGTACCTAAAGTTCTTGAAGGCGATTGGGTATCTAAAGGGATGGCAGAACAGGCCATCAAGATGTTCCAACAACAAGTACACAGCCGTGCAGTTAATGTGACTCAACGAAACAGGGAACGCAAAGAACGTGCGAGCGAGAACTCAGCGACAGCCAGTTGAAGCTAACCAGTGGGTCAAGGGTCTAATTACTGAGGCATCTCCTCTTAATTTCCCTGAAGGCTCATCTGTTGATGAAGAGAACTTTGTTCTGGATAGGAACGGTTCTCGGGAGCGTCGGCTTGGTATAGATTACGAGTCCCAGTACTCTCTGGTTAATCTAGGTGTTACCGCTACTGCGACTACGTGCGCTGTACAGAATTACCTCTGGGAGAACGTAGGCCAGGATCCTCAGTCCAATTACTTGGTGCATCAGTTCGGCAACAAGCTGTACGTATTCGATGCAGACACTACTGCTGTCTCCAGTAACGCTCTCTTTGGTGGAGCCATCTCTCTTACCGCTACTGTACGAGAACGATTCTCATTTGCGGGCATTCAAGGTAACTTGATTGTTGCTGTTGGTGACCAGACTCTGCGAGTTATTCAGCCTGTAAGCAGTACTTACACTCTGACGTACACACGCTTGAAGGTGCGTGACTTCTGGGGTGTGGATGATGGCTTTGCTACGGATGAACGCACTAGCACTCTGACGGATCTACACGCCTACAATCTGTACAATCAAGGCTGGCCTCCTGAGTTCTTCTGTTCTGCTGATCCAGCGAATCCCAGTACCATGAACAACGGTACGGTAGAGGATCCCGTAGAGCGCACCAAGACCTCTCTTGGAGTGTACCCCAGCAATGCGGATGTGATGGTATCCGCTATGACGTTCCTCCAGAATGGCCGCAAAGCATTTTTTCCGCATGCTTTGGATAACATCCTAGCAGGCAATACTCCTGCTTCTCAAGGACATTACATCATCGATCTCTTTGATCGCAGTCAGGGCCGTAAAGACACTTACGATGCGGATCTCGCTTCTGGCTGGTCTGCTCGCAGGAACTACAAGACTTCAATTCCTACTGACCAATCCACTGGTGGAATCAAAGCCATTGCTGCGTATGCTGGCAGGGTTTTCTTTGCTTGTTCTCCTGGTGAGACAGGAGGAGATTCCAAGAGTCCTAAGGTAGGAACTTTCGTACTGTTCTCCCAGCTTGTGGATAACCTGACCGATCTGGAGGCTTGCTACCAAGAGGCTGATCCTACCGCAGAGGACATAAGTGATCTAATTGACACAGATGGCGGTTACTTGCAATTGCCGGATGCTGTCAACATCAAGGCACTTGTTCCCTTTAAGTCCTCTTTGCTTGTGTTCGCAGACAACGGTGTATGGGCTATTGCAGGTGGGGATCGTGGCTTCACGGCTACGGAGTACCAATCGCAGTTCCTGACAAACAACGGAGCTATTGCGGCTGAGAGCATTATCGTAACAACGGATGCAGTTCTGTACTGGAGCCGTAACGGTATCTTTGCTTTGGGTATGGGACAAGGTGGAATTGAAATCCAATCCTTGACTGAGTTCACTATCCAGACTTTGTACAATTCCATTCCGTACAGTTCCAAGAAGTACGCAGTAGGGTACTTCGATGATGTATCCCAGCGTTGTCGTTGGTTGTACAGGGCAGTAGAAAACAATTCCCTGTACAGGCACATGTACACGCATGAGCTTATCCTCGACCTGTCTATGCCTGCGTGGAGTAGGTTCACTTTCAAGGATGCGGGTTCTCGCAGTCCTTTAGTAACAGGGTACATTCCTGTTCCTGTGCAATCCAGAACTCTCGCTAATTCGGATTTCAAGTACAGCACAATGCGATCCGATGTATCCGGCACGTACCTGATGACTGCATCGTATTTTAAAGACAATGCTTTCAGGGATTGGTATACTGGTGCTAGCGGTACGGATGCTGCTGCTTATCTTGTTACGGGTTACATCACTGCTGGCGATAGTGCTAGAAAGAAGTACGCTCCGTACCTGACTGTTCACTGTAACCGTACTGAGACTAATTGGACTGACGAAGGCTCGGGTACGCTTACTCTCTCTGCTCCTTCTAGCTGTTTGATTCAAGCTCAATGGGAATGGTGTACCTCTGAAGATGCTGGTCGTTGGGGCCAGCAGTTCCAGGCTTACCGTTACAGGCAGAACTTCATTCCTTCTAGCGCAGGAAGCCTGAGCTACGGGTACTCTGTAATCAGTACTCGCAATAAGATTCGTGGCAATGGTCGAGCATTGTCCTTCAAGTTCTCCACGGAAGCAGGCAAGGATCTCCAACTACTCGGATGGAACATAGAGATGGGAGCGAACAGAGAACCATGATGACTGTACTGGATGAGAATCTGTACTGGAGAATCTCGGGAGATCGAGCACCTTCGGGAGAAGTCATTATTCACTGTACAGTAAAAAAGTGGACGCACTCGGTGTACAAGGCGCTGATGTCCACTGTATGCAAATTGCAAATGACTCTCAGAGAGACGCTGTATGCTCCTTGGATATCAGAGAAACAAGAGAAGTTCCTCGGCATGATGGGGTTCTATCCCACAAACAAGTACATGCTGGGAGTAGATGCGAATGTTTATCAATTGTATAAGTTTGAGGTACATTAAATGGAAGCACTGGCTGCTTTGAGTGTAGGCGAAAAAATAATGCTGGGCGCAACAGCGGTTACTGGCATATCTACTGGGATGCAAGCAAAAGAAGCTCAGAGTGCAAGACAGCAAGCTCTCAAAGCTCAACAAGCAGAGCGTGAAGTTCAACGGGAACAGAACAGACGAGCTGTTGTGAATACCTTGCGTAAAGCCAGAATCCAGCGAGCTATGGTACAGCAATCCGCACTGAACACTGGAGCTACCGGATCAGGGCAAGCTGGGGCCATAGGAAGCATTGGTTCACAAACTGCATCCTCTGTTGGTTTCCAAGGAATGCAACAACAAGCGGCTACCAATATCTCTCAATTCAACAAGAGAGCGTCTGCTGCTGAAAGTAGGGCAGGAGCTTATGGCGCTCTTAGTGATCTGTCTCAAAAAGCGTTTACCTTTGCCCAAGGATTCCAATAATGGAAATTGTTCAGCAGCCCCAGTATCCTATACTTCAGCGTCAACCGGACGCTTACGAAGATCCAAAGGATGCTGAGTTCCTAGCAACACAGTACTCTATAGCGTCAGGAAATATGAACCCTGACTCTGTTTCGTACGTTACGGATATGATCCAGAGAGGGCAAGCGAATATCCTTCGTGAAAGCATTGCTGCGAAGAGGAACGCAGAAATACCGCAAGAGCGGGCGGGTGTTTTTCAGGACGCTTTGGCTCAAGGAGATGTAGATAAAGCCTACCAAGTAGCAACTACTTCTCCTCATAATGTTCCTCCTAATGTAGTAGTAGAACAAGCAGTAGCGGAAGAAGGAGTAACGCATAAAATGCTTACTCAAGACATCCGAAGTAAAGAAGATTTCTCTGATCAAGAACTCCAGGATGCAGAACGTCTTCTTATAATCGGGAACTTCTTTACTGAAATAAAGAAGGATCTTGCTACGTACAGCAACCCTGAATACGTTGGAGATCCGCAAACAGCAATGGCAAAAGCAGGAGCATCTTTTGATGCTTTGTTTTCCGGCATGGACAACGTATCCATTCCCAGTGTATGGCTTGCTCTGAAAGGTATTCAAGCAGGAGAGTTCATAAGCGCAGCAGGAGAAGTTGCTTCTATATTTAACTCTGACTTCTATGGCGATTTGCTTGCTACCTTTGTGAACACGCCTACTGCTGGAGCAAAATCGCAAGGCGAGTTCAAGAAATTCATGCTTACTGGGGACAGAGGTAGAGCTTTCCAAGAAAAACTGGTAACTCTTCCTCCTGAAGAACTCGCTGCATTCCTTGAAGAAAACAAGAATTATCTGAAAGAAGCGGTTGCTGAGAATCCGCTTAGAGCGTTCTCTGTGGCATGGGATCAGACCTACGCCACAAGCATAATGAACCCGACTGAAACAGAAGCGCAGTTCAATCTTTGGAAGAAGGTTGAACAAATCCCTGTTCCTATGACGGACGGACAAGGTAACCAAATCCTAGATGAGAACGGTCAACCACAGTACATGATGGTGCCGAATCCTTTGAATGAAGGATACATTCAGGGAGGAGATAGACCTACCGATAAATTCCTTGCAGCAATGGACGCTACTTTTGCTAAGGCATCCGTACAAAGTTTTGTAGACAGTCCAATCATGGACGCTACTCTCGTTGTAGGTTTGACTAAAGGAGCGTTGAGCGGAATATCTCGTCTGCGTAGTATTGTTAATGTAATGGGCAGGGGCGCTGCTGCTCCGTATGTTCTCAGCCAAGCTGCAAAAGGCACAGGAACAACTGCGGATGTTTATCATCATATTACTACGATGGTTGCGCCTAACTCTTATGTAGATCCTGCACTAGCAGCAGAGATAGGGCACATCCAGACAACCGCCAAGGAGATGCTCCAGAACGTATCTATAGCGCCAAGGATAAACCTCACTCCACAACAAGTATCTCAAAGTTCCTTGAACCTTAGAAATCAGGACGTACTCTTCAACAGGGAGTTCATGTTCTCTACGCATGAGGTGGATGAAGGAAATACTTTTATTACTTCGTTCTACGGTAATGGTCGAGGAAGCAGTTTCATTTCTGAACAAGCCGCTCAAACATGGGCCTCTCAAAAAGGCATTAAAGATTTCCGCATAGATCAGCCTATTGCTGGTCAGTTCTATGTTGCTGTGCGATCTCCTTTAAGTGATGCGGATTTCTATCCCGGTTCTTTGCATCTTGCTAATGGAGCGGATTACTTCCGTACTTTGCTTGGTCTTGGAGAGTCCGTATTTACGCCAGCTACTGCTTCTGGAAGAGAAGTAGGTAGCGCAGCTACTGTTGCGCCTTTGCTAAACGGAATCTATTCTGAGATCGGGAGATACGTTTCTTCTAACATGGCAGGCTTATCCAGAAAACAAGTCAATCGTCTTGCAGAAGTTATTGATGCTGGAAAGAATGCTCCTGCTCCTAATCAACCTGGATACCAAGGCAAGTGGTTCTCTGAAAGAGAGTTTGAACAAGAGTACTACAATAAATTTGGAGAGATGCCTTCGTACAAAGAGAGGAAGAGTTACTTCGTATTTAAGGAAGCAAGCAACCTTAATTTTTCTTTGATGAATAAGAAACAGTTTGATCAAGCAGCGTCCAGAGGTGTTACTGCTTTTAGATCCACTAATCCTTCTGCTACTTCAGAATTTCTAGGAAAGATGGTTGATGCCTCTCAGATAAGAGGAGAGTTCCTTGTCAAGTTGCCTACAGGAGGAGTAACTTCGGATCCCAATGTTCTTCGCAGCGCACTGCAACAGCCGGATGTTGTTGCTATTCGCGTGTACGGGGATATGAAAATTGGTAATGACAACGTAACGCACATCCTTGGGATAAAAGGGGAGTTTAAGGATATTGGTTTGCCTAAACAAATCCTGCACTACGCAGAGGGCGGATCCCGTATGTACCTTAATCCTTTCTTCCTGAAAGGAAGAGACAAGAATAGGGTGTTTACTCTGGGAGTATTCTCTTCCAAGAAAGAAGGTTTGGCTCACAAAGCTAAGATCGACAGGGGTCTTACATCTTATAAACAATTCTTGGCAGATATGCGAGCAGCGTCTAGGGGTGGAGTGGTAAGTGCCGCAGTAGAACGCAGGATACGCGCACAGTACGATCCTGTGCTAGCAGCAATTGATTCTCGTTTCTCGACATCTTCCTTTGACGCACAGATCAAGAATGGGTACTTGGATGCAAATGCGGATTACCATGTTTTATACGACCGCCAGCCATTTCCGGGTCAAGCAGGAAGGGATGATTTCAGTGAAGTAGAGACTGCGTTTAAACAAGAGAATGGCAGGCTTTACTATAGTCAGCGCGGAGCAATGCTGTTTGAAGATGGCGGGAACAACCCTGCTACGCTTATCAATCCTTTTGATACGCTCACTCAGCAGATGTCCCATGCTATTCGCAGTGCTGGTTTCTCAGACTTTGCCATCAAGCAGATGCAATCCTGGGCAACTAAGTATCAGCCGTACATGACGGATCAATCCAAAGGACTTGGTGTTCTGGATCAAATCTTCCTTGAAGGGAAGTTTCCGGACACTCTTGTTAATGGAATGACTAAGCGGCAGATGTGGTTGGCTGAAGCAGAGCGTTCGCACATTAAGCGACTGCTCGGTCATCCGGATTCGGTGTCTGCTTGGATAGATAAGAACCGTATGTTGGTTGCCGAAAGGACTGCTTCTTACTTTGGAGATAAGGATTGGGCACAAGGTAAACCCTACCTTAATTCCTTACGTACTGGAAGAATTGCTCAAGGAGAAGTAATCGGGACTCTGCGAGGAATTGTTTATGATCTATCGATGGGTATGTTCAACTTTGGGCATCTTTTGTTGCAAGGGGCGGGATCTCTAGCTGCCGTAGGTATGCATCCTTTGTACGGATCTGTGTCTGTTCTTGAGACAACGCTAATGTGGCCCATGATGATGTTCAAGGACAAAAAGAACGCTGTAGAGGCTATTGATAAATCCGCTGCTGCTATCGGTTATATGCCTCGCGGTGAGTTCAAAAAGATCATGGCTTTGTACGAAAAGACAGGACTGCACAATATCCGGCATACGGATACGCAACTCGATACTCTTGCAAAGATTGACGGTATTGGCGGAGGAGCGTTTTGGAATAACCTCCGTTCGGCAGGGCGAGTTCCTGTGTACGAAGGCGAACGCTTTGCTCGTATAACTACGTTCAACATTGCTCGCAGGATTGCGGATGAAGAAGTTCTTGCTGGTAAACTTGTGCGTGATTCCGCAGAGTACGTTGACTTCGTAAGAGCAAAGACTGGTGCGCTTACGTTGAACATGCTTTCTGGGATGGAAGCGGCTTGGTCTAAGCACCCAATCACTTCTATTGCAATGCAGATGCTACAGTACCCAATCAAAGCAACTGAAGTGTTTCTTGGTCTGAATAGACAACTCAGTACCGAAGAAAAACTAATGTTCGCTATTACTCAACCAATGATGTGGGGAGCGTACGGTGTTCCTGGTGGCCCTCAGTTGCTGGAAACATACATTGAGAAATACCGCCCCGATATGCCAATGGAAGAAAAGAAACGCCTGATGCAGGGCGGAATCGATATGTTCATTCGCAACGTAATCGGGATAGACACTGCTTACGCATCAAGGATGGGATACGGAGAATTTTGGGCTAGCTTTGCAAACAAATTGATTCAGCAGGGTTTGCCTGCATTTCTTGGAGGTATTCTGTTTACCGAAGCAAAGCAAGCCTTGGAGCAAGGTTCTATTATGATGCAGATAATGCTTGCTGCTGACTCTGCTGCGGATACTGAGCGACTTGGATGGGAGAACATTACACCAGTAGTGATGTCAGAAATAGGATCTATGGCTTCTGGTTTCTCTAACTATCGAAGAGCGCATATACTTAACCAGTACGGAATGCTTGTTAACTCAAAAGGGACTGCTGTTATTGAATACAATAGCAACTACAATTCTTTTGCTGTTGCTCTTGGCATTCCTTCTTCTGAAGAAGCGTTTAGCAATCTTGGCATTCAATCGGCGGCTTCTAAAGAATCAGATAAAAAATCTGCGGTAAAGCAGTTCGCCAAGTACAGCATTGATTCTGTCAAGTACGGTCAAAGGATGATTGAGAATCCTAACGATCAAGAAGCACAGCAAATGTATAGACTAAGCAATCTTCAAAAAGCTATCATCCTTAAGTCTTTCGAGGATCCGGAAGACCGTCAGGAAATAATAGGAAAGGCTGGGTTCTTTATTGAGAACGATCAACAGACTTTGAATGCTGCAAAGCAAATTAAGATTAACATTAGAACCTCTGTAGAACAAGGTATGGAGCAACAGTAATGGCAGAATTTGGCGCACAAGTAACTAATGTTGGGGAGACACAGAACTTCGTAACTCCGCAGCAAGGAATACGTGATGATTCTCTCGCCACGATTATTGGAGGATTAGGCAATGCAGCCGCAATGGGAGTAGAAACGTACGCTACTTCTCAAACAAATAAGTTCGCAAAGAACTACGAAGAGGTAACGAGGATTGCTCTAGGCGGAGAGGCTCTTAGTCCGGATGAGAAACAATTCAAGGAGCGGATGGATCGTATTCAGCAGACTTCCCAGCTTGGGAAAACAGATACTGCCAAGATCCTGAGAGAGGAGTTTCTTCGTAAGAGTATTGGAGAGAAGCCCTGGCTTGCCACTCGATTTGAGCAGATGGCAGGGCGAGTTGATGGTCGATACACGGATCTCATTGCTGCCTTCAAGCAAGTAGAAGCAGGCCAACAGGCCGCTGCTGCTGCCGCACAAGCACAAGTAGGCAAGGACAGGAAAAGCATCATTACTCGGTTGGAGAAGTTCCAGGCAGAGTTGGGGGGGATTCCTGTTACTAGGGATGGCCGAAGTGCTTCGTGGGAGGATCTTACTGATGAAGAACGTCGGGATAATGACGTTCGATACCAAAACGCAATAACCCGAAAACGTCTTCTTGAAGCTCTTCAAAAAGATGAGGATACGGCTTACACAAGAGAAACCCGTGCTATTGATTTGGCTACTAAGCGAATCTCTTTTGATAGAGAAAATCGAACCAATCAAAGCAAAGATGTTGCTGCCAACATTGTAGACGAGTACATGGATCGTTTCTTTATTACTTCTAATACGTATGCAGCGAATAATCCAAATATAACGCAGGAGCAACTTGCCGTACAAGGAACTCAGTTCATCAATCAAACAGCAAACCAACTTCGTGGAGAATTGGTAAGACTCAGCGCAGAAAGAGGAGTTATTCTTTCTCCGACAGATATTGATAACTACGTACAGAACTTCACAAACCTGACTACGACTCACAAAGATACGCTTACTGGGCCTGCAGCTAGTGCATCTGTTCTTGGAAGACAAGCGCAGGCAGTATCAGATAGCGCAAAATTAACTGGTTCGCAGTTGTTCCCACTTCAAACTGTTATGGCAGGGGCTGGAATTGATCTCGGGCCTATGAATCAAACTATGCTTCAAGCTTTCTTTGGTGGAGAAGTGGGCGTAAAACTTGCACAGTCTTCAGGAACAGAACTAGCGAAAGGAGTTCAGGCAGTTTTGAATGGTGAGTTCAGAGTATCCAATCCTCCAACGGCTGCAGAATTTGGAACCATTGCTGGCACTACAAATTTGTTAATAGAAGCCGCAAAAACTGGGACTCAGTCGTATCTAAATATGCTTCGTAAACCAGAGGCATTTGTTCCTTTTCTAACAACAGGAGCGAAGGCTTATGAACTGGAAAGCAATCCAACGTCAAAAGACCTTATTTACTCAGCTATGGTAAACCCCGCAATAATATCTTCTATTGCTAAAGCATCTCCTGTTTTGCAAGAGCAGGCTACTGAGGGCATTAGGCAGGCAACTCAAATCAAGATTGGGTATGCTGGTAATCCTGGTAATGCAGGCAAGTACGTTGCTGGCTACGATCCTCAGACAAGGCAGTTCACTCCCGCAGATGACTCCGCGCAAGCAAAGAATTATGTAAAGGTCGCTAACTCTGTTATCGGAAATGTTTTGATGCTTGAGCAAGCAGTCAACAACAACACTGATCCGTACAGCGTAATCCGTATGTACTTCGGCCCATCTGTGGCTGATAAGGTTGAGCCTACTCAGGAGCAACCCCAGTGACACTCTCCCAGAAGCAGAGACTGTTCTCCAAGATGATCGCAGAGTTGATCCTCTGGGCCTACGACAAGGGCTATGAGATCACTCTAGGGGATGCGTACAGGGATCCCCGATTGCACGGGGCACTGGGAGAGAAGGTAGGCTACGGCTCAAGGAACTCTTGCCATAAGCTGAGACTCGCAGTGGATCTCAATCTGTTCGTTGATGGCAAGTACTGTACGGATGGAGAGGCGCACAAGTCTCTGGGAGAGAAGTGGGAGTCAATGGGTGGATCCTGGGGTGGACGATTCCAAGATGCCAACCATTACTCCCTTGAGCATGACGGGTTTAAGTAATCACTCTCCCTCGAAACAGTCCAGTACAGTCTGCATATCCAGACCCAATCCGCAGTTAGAGCAGATGAACCACAGGCCATCTCCTTTCATGTGGATGCACCATCTGAATGACTGGATGTTATCGTCCACAGAACATACGTGAGCTAAAGGCAGAGCATCCAGATCCTCCGGAGTCTGCCTCTTTGCTTTCGGGAACGTAGTTACCTTTGAGTCAGAGTCCACAGACTCCTCCTTTACAGGCATCATTCTCTTCGTACACAACTCCCTTGTGCTTCATGGCTTCCTTGTAGGATACAGCCTCGAGCGGTTGACCTCCTCTAGCACCATCGGGGTAGCAAGTAAAACCGCGAAGGCGATGAGCATACTTAGCCAGAATGCTGGAGAACTCCCCAACACGATCATCATTATTGAGATCGCTGCCCCAAGAGGGGAGGTTAATAGTACTAGAGATAGACATATCGACGTAATCCTGGACATCAGCTTGGAACCTCACTCGGCGTTCCCAATCGGGAACTAGATCAATGGCAGTCTCGATGCTATCGGGATTGATTCCCTCACGGATCAGAGCATCCGCAGTAGCATCCACTACGTACTCGTACTTCCACTTCGTACCATCTACTAGGTATCGTCGTTTGTAAGCAACAGCAAACAAAGGCTCAATACCAGTAGTAGTCCCAGCCAGTATGCCGATAGACCCTGTGGGCGCGATAGCGCGGTAGGCAACAGGACGGCTGATGCTAAGACGGTCGCAGAGGCTATTCGCTGCACGTTCGGACTCTTCGCGATACACCTCCATCCATTGGCGAAGCTCAGGAACCATTTCATATTTGTAGCCTCTCTTCAGAAGCCATTCATGTATTCCCATGAGTCCAAGACCCAATCGGCGGTTCTTCTTGCGAACCTCGTATACCTTTTTGTAGGGAAGGTCTGCCGTAATAGTGCCGCATACCAAGAACCCAGACGCAAGCCGAACGACTTCCCTGAATTCCTGTAGTGTATCAATCCGGCCAATGTTAATAGAGCCAAGATTGCACACATCAGAGTCATCAGCAGAAGTAACTTCAGTGCACGCATTACGAAGAGTTTCATTTTCCTTGTCCCCGAAGTTAAAGGAGAAGCCCGGTTCACCGGATGACATAGCTTGTCGGCAGTTATCTACGAATACCGAAGGCAAGTACCCCTGCTGTACTGCATCAAGGAATGCGTCATCGTAGTTCAGCGAGACGTTGGTCATATCCAAAGGAGCAGGGAAATTGAAGTTATCGTTCTTCGCATCATGCAAAGAGTACCCTGCGTGTACAGGCATATCCTTCCAGTTCTTTACCTTCAGGAAGGCTTCTGCGTCCCCGTGTCGCCAGTTGATGCTGGCATAGATCGCAGAGCGGCGAGATCCACCCTGCATAACATTTCGTCCGACTTCGTTGATAGAGTGCATGAGAGGGATAGGCCCGCTTGCGCGACCTCCAGTACGGCCCAGATTTGCCCCATGAGGACGGAAGACAGAATAGTCCACGCCAATACCACCCCCAGACATAAGGCAATCACTAGCTCTTTTAAGGAGGCGACCCCACTCTTCGCGGGTGTCTTCTTCTCCTTTGAGGAGGTAGCAGTTGTTGTAGAATCGAGCTTGTCGCCCTGCGTAGTAGACATACCGGCCTCCAGGAATGAACTTGAATGATGCGATGAACTTCTCCAAGGCATCCTGATGATCCTTGGCAAAGAGGTTAGTGGTCACATCGTGAACGATATCCTTGGCCTTCTCTGCCCAAGTCTGATCAGGGAAGAGAGCGTACTTGTTCTTGAATACGTTCTCACCGAAGCTGTTGCGGAACTCAGTCATATTCATGCCGTTGTCTCCTTTCAATCTCACGTTCAATGTACCAAATGGCCTTGCATAGATCCTGTATTGTATTGTCTTTCAGTCCTGCCCTCCAGAGGTATTTGATTGCATTACCAACACAGAAATTGAAGTGCTCCGTGATCTGGATGCACTCTACCCCAGACGGATGCTGCGTATAGTGCTTGGGATGATTTACCAGATCGTCAATGTTATCCCCTACGTAGTCCGAATAATCGAAGTCGCTCATATAGATCCCCACTGTTCTGCCATTGCTTGGGCTATTCCGGTAAAGGTTCTGGATCTCTCTTTCCAACGATCAGGGCTAGGTGCCATCTTGTGTACCCTAGCCTCTCTGCCATCCACGATGTTCGTAGGAACAAGGCTAGGCAAGTTCTTCAGCCAGAGACAGGTTGCCTTAGTCTCTCCGTGTCCGAACATCCAAGGCTGGATGATCTGATCCGGCTTACGTATCTTGGAAGAGATGATGGAGATAGGATTCTCCAGTGCAATCCTTGGAATAGGAGCGTCCAGTAGCTCTTGTACGAACGCAAGAGCCTCCTTCTGCTCTTCTCGTTTGTCCTTGAACCAACGTGCTCCACTGACAGCCAAGTGAGTGCAAGGAGGATGCGCGATCATCAGATCCCATCCATCGTGCAGGATATCTCGTACATCTCCTTCGTAGTGTTCTCCAAGAATCTCTGTAGGCAGCAGATCGCAAGACAGTGCGTAGTGTCCTTTGGCTTTAAAAGCTTCTCGGACAGTTGCACTGTACTCGCAAGCTACTAGTACCTTCACAGCCAATTCCTCAGGAGATAGTCAATGGATAGGGTGACGATATCGTAGGAGCCGTTCTGTACCTCTGTCAACATCAGAGCACCGCGCCAATGCTGGTTTCCTTGGTACTGCATGTAGTCCTCTTCGTGCTGGTAGAACGCTCCAGCAATGATGCACTGTACTCGGGATCCATCCGTCTTCACATGCGGGGAGATGTAGTAATCAAAGGTCTGCTGGTGCCCTACGATCCATGACTCATGCTTCTTGGTAGCGATCAGGTGGGCACGGGAGATAGGTCTTCCCATGCTCCCTCCTTGTGCATAGTGACAGAAATTAACTCCGTTGATTCGGACAGGGCTAAGGAAAGCATGTTCCTCCCATCCGAACTGTCTACGCAGATCGTAATCAGGCAAGGCCCCCTGCAGAAAAGGCTCCTGGGCAATGAGTCTGTCCCTTCTAGCTTCGTGGTTGCCATAGCAGAATACCTTCCTCGGTCTGTACGGTCTGTGCTTGCTGCGGATCTGTTGATCGTTGTAGGAGTTCATGGGGGATAGTAGGGCTTCCATTCCCTCCCATCCGGCCTCCAAGTCAGAGAGCATCCTTGCTCCCTCATAGACAATGTGCCCCTTGGAGTTATGCTGCCCCAAGGATGGCATATCGAAGTGATCACCTATGTGAACGATCACCTCGGGTTTCTTGTCGAGGATGTAATTCCCCAGCGCAGTGAGATGCGTTAGAGGTACACCCGATTTAACCTGAGTGTCTGGTATTACGATGATTCGCATGACTTGTCCTTGTCTAGGTTCCAAAAGAACTCACAGGCACCTTTCTCGTGGTCATACGGAACAGTTATGAAGTACGCTTGCCTGAACTCATGCGAGTTAGCCAGTGCCCTGTAGCACTTGTATCTGAAAGGGCAACCCTCTCCGTAGCACATGGTGATATCAGCCATACTTGTCTCCAAAGAGTTCCTTGAATTTAGCTAGGACATCGTCAGGTATGCCTAACCTCTGTGCCCATTCCCTGCACTTTTGTTGGTCAGGCAACTCTGCTGCACCTATCGCTACTTGCCAGAGTTCATTCTCTACCTTCACTCGGGCATTGAGTGACTTAGCGTACAACTCCAGGTCGGACATTATTCCAGCCAAGGACGCTCGATGTGGAACCAACCCAGGATAGAATCCATCACTGCGTTGACCATAGTATCTTCTTTGTAAGTATCAAAGATGTCATCATCTTCCGGATAGATTTTTAGAAAGCCATTCATTACACCTTCTTCGACAGCTATTTGAAGAACCCGGTACTCATCTGCTTTCATCAGAATTGCTCCTCAAGTTGGATTTGGATAAGACGCTTTCCCTTCTTGGCGAGATCATCTTTGTGCATCTCACCGAATCTAGCCTGACCGTACAGGTACTCAACGTGCTTGTACGTTGCATCCAGCTTACGATCTGACCAGAATATCGTATCCCTAGTCTCCACAATGTACACCTTCATTTGCGTCTCCTGCGTCTGCGCTTCCCATGACTTGGATGCACTACAGTTGTCTGCGGAGCCTCCAAGTAGTGTACTACGGACTTGAGGAACTCGATCTTGTCGATTCCACTCCTTCCTGCCCAGTTCTCTACCCTACCAAGTACAGAGTTGCACCATCTGTGCAGAACGTACCGTATCATTCCTGTCTTGTGGCAGTGATCCAGTGCTGCCTCATCGAGAGCTATCATCCTTTTGCACAGAGGGCAGATAAACAATTGGTTCTGTAACTGCTGCTCTCTGTATCTTCGTATCTCCGTAGCCTTTAGAGCAGCCCCTCGGGTGGCTCCCACAGTACTGGACTTCCGTCTGCGTGCATTCTTCGTGTCATCCACAGGAGCCTTCCTTGTTCCACGAAGTAATCCTGTACGTCGCTTTCGCTCCACTCTGCTTCCTTACCGTACTCTTGGTACAGTGTCCAGATTTCCTCAAGGCGTTCCTGATTGGTGTTCAGTGCATTCAGGATTCGCCTTGCCTTTGTCTCTGCGATTCCTCCTGCTCGTACACCTTCAAGCGCCAAGCGTTCAACACTGGATTGCGCCAGTCTCGGCAGTCCAGGAACATTGTCTGAGCGATCGCCAACGACCAACTGGAAGAGGAAATTGTAGTCGGCCTCTTGGATCGTAACGTAGCCCGTAGTCCATTTTCTTGGGTCATAGTTGAAGTGCCATCCCGGTGTATTCCACAGATCCTTATCCATAGCAGCAAGGACAACTCCGGATTCCCTATCGCTGTACTCAAACAGGATAGCGGAACAAATATCGTCGGCTTCCATGCCATCCACCTCCTTTGCGCCGTGGACTTCCTTGATGTAGTCCCTGAGCGTCTGGTAGTGCGTGGGCAACCTATTCTCTCTAGTGCCCTTGTAGGGGCAGGAAACGGCAATATCTTTCCTGAAGTTGCCTTTCCCTTTGATGTACAACTCTATGTTCTCTGTACCCAGAGTCTCCTTGATCGATTGGATCTGGAGCTTCAGGTTATGGCAAGCGTGGGATACGGGTTCTCTTTCCGCTGCAAAGCCGCAACGGTACAACAGAGAATCAGCATCACACACTATGCGATTGAACATTAGAAGATGCTCTCTTCTTCCTTGGGTGCAGCAGGGGCAGCAGTTTCAGCGGGCTTGCTGAACTCGGCACGAAGTGCCTGCATGGTCTTATAAACCTTGCGGGTATGCTTCGCCCAATCGCTGTAGAAGTCATCGTCCCCTACGTTCCTGGGATCGTGCATAGCCAAGCAGATATCCATTGCCAGCTTGGATGCGTGACCCAGTTCCACTCCAAGGTTGGAGTAACCGCCGCCACCAGTGCTGCCAGATACCTGAGCAGGAGCGCGAGCAGCGCCGCCCACTACCATGCAGCTCTTGATGTTGCGGTACTTGCCCGTCTTGTCGTAGTCCCACTCGATCTGGACTGTGTGGCCCTGCTCCACAGCCTCCAATCCTCTTCCCTTGAATGCGCCGTACCAATCTTCCCCGATCTTGATCGAAGAGCCATTACGGGCCTTGGATGCCACAGTACCTGTCAGTGCTGCCATGTGATCCTCCTTTGGATCAGTGAGTTTCAGACCAATTCTTGCCGATATTGTATTCCCCTGTCAAGGGGACGTTCAATCTCAACATCTTCCCTGCATTCACAATGCTTTCAATTCCTATCCTCCCTATGTCATCAGCAATGTAATACCGCGCTTCCCATTGTTCCTCATCATGGTAGCGAATCAATCCGTATGCGTCCAATCCAAGTCCCTTTATCTCTCGATCAGCGAGGCACATAGCGTACTTCATGGTGATTGCGCCCGCTGATTGGAACAGACGATTCAGTGCGGAATGCATGGAATCCACGGGGATACGCCTACGATCAATGGCTACCAGATAACCCTTAGCTGCCGCTCTCTGCACTCGACCGTGCAGATCCTTAAGTGCGGGGTTGGTATCCCAGAAAGCCTGGTATACATCCTCTGCGTGGGATTGACTCCATCCAAATTGGCTAGCGAGTTTCTTAGCTGATGCACCATAAGTTACAGCGTACTTGAACGTCTTAGCCTGTGCCCTTGTGGGTAGGCCAAGAGCCATCTGGTTCTTGGTGTGAATGTCTCCCTCCAGAAGTTCAGCAGCATAAGTCCCACCGTCGATAGGGTACGTGTAGTGCGCTTCCATGCGAGCCTCGAGGGAACTGGCATCCCATCCCACCATGACGTAGCCTTTCCTTGCAGTGAATAGCCCCCTAATCTCCTTACCGTATGCGGAGGATGCGCGGGGAATGTTGGCTATGACACGATGCGTAAATCTTCCAGTGACTGCGCCTACTGTGTCCGCATCAGATCCAATCAGCCCTTCTCGGACAACTCGTGTGTGATTCAGCCAGCCAGATCCCGAATCAGAGGCAAGGACATTCCTGCGGTTACGGATAGTCAGGTACTCCTTGATCTTAGCGACCTGATCTGTGGCGCCAGGAATCGCATCAAGGCCGGGACACATAGCACCATCATCACCATGCAACTTAGGTGAAGTCTTGGTCTTCTTGCGTGTCTCTGGATCAACCTTGTGGTTCCAGATCGTAGGCTTCCAGCCAAGAGACAGAAGGTATTCCTTCACTTCATCACTGGATCCAATGTCCAAGAACCTGTGGCGATTCAGTGCCTCGGTGAGAGGCAGCGAGTAACTCAACAGAGAGTTCTTACGTGCCTTCCATGCACCCATTTCTTGAACCAATTCCCACCCATTTCTCTCGATGTACTTGTGTACAGCTACATTGGGAGTTCCGTCTTTCTTGAACTGCTGCTTTGGAGGGGTATCCAATTTGTTCTCAGGTACAGGTAACAGCCCTGCCTGATCGGCTACTTCCTTAGCAAGTGCTTGCATCCGATCAGTCAAGAGAACATGCAGATCCTTCGCTGCTGCAACGTCAAAGGTTACACCTCGCTCATGCTGCTCTGCCACGATGCGAGACACGTTGGATTCTATGTTCCATACTTGCTCGGGAATGCCATCATCCATTCCCTTCTGGATCATCTGTTCGTACAGCAGGCGGGTCACTTGTACGTCTTCCCTGCATCGAGCAACCATCTCTCCAATGCCATCAGAAAGAGGACGCTTCACCATGCCGAAGTCCTTGTACCATGAGTCCAGCGAGTGGCTACTGCGCTCCGGATACATGATTTTGGACATCAGCAGGGTATCGTGAACCTGGCCATGATAATGCAGATCCATGCCGAAGAGACGCAGGATTACAGGCGCATCAAAGCGACAGATGTTGTGACCTACAAAGACCAAGCTATCATTCTGTTCTACACAGTGCCGAAAGAAAGAGAATTTATCCGTGTGTACATCCGTAATCACCTCGGTGTACTCATCACCTGCATCGTTCACGCTGAACACCATGCAAGTGACACGATCAACGGCTAACTGCCCAAGATCATGGAATGCTTTCTGCTCGGGAAAGTTAGTCTCAAGGTCGAGATACACGATCATAAATTGCTCCTAGCTATCATCCAAACAAATCCAAATTCTGGTTAACTCCTCGGGAATCGCACCAACACGCAGCCGATGCATGGCTTTCTATTCGTTCCATCATAATCAAAGCCCTAGTCTGTCTCGACTTAGGTGCATATGGCGCTCTGTCCCATGCAGAATCTATTCCGATATTACGCGCAACATTTGTTGAGTCGGCACTGGAAAGAGGTAGATGCGAAAATATTGTAGGATCTAACATTCGCAACCCGTGCAATTTACTGCGGGGAATTCCTTTATCATCACAAGCCACGCGCATGACTTGTGTCATTCTTTCCCACCACGAACGATTTCCAACTGCCGCATACTGGCCAGAACTACCCAAAGCAACACGAGGAAAACTACCTACCAGTCTATCTAATCTGTCAAGACTTTCATGCAAATGAAAAACAGGAACTCCTCCTACCCAACCATCCAGCATTGCATCGTTATCTTCTTCGCTGCCATCAATAACGTCAGGAATAAGATACCAATCACAAGCAGGATGGCGATACCAACAATCTATCCATTTCCTAAAACCATCTACATCTAATTTTTCTCCACGAGTATGCCTGCCAAGCCCCTCGCTTTGGTCGAAAGTAATAACCACGTGCTTGACGTTTACGAAGCGCACCCATCACTCATCCCTCCTTGCGCGGATGGAGGCCTCTAGTGTTTCTTGATCTCCAATGGTCAGCCGTATATCGCCTAACCCAACGTGTCGTTCGTCAAACCTAGCAACACGCAAGTAATCCTTTACAGTTGCCGCACACGCCTCGCGCTCTTTTGCTGCTACAAGTGCAGCGAAATGCCCAAATTTATCAATCCCTTCAGGGGAGAAAAATTCAGGTTTAAACCCAACCTCCCTCACCATTCGTATTACATCATCACGATCCATTGTAAACACCCTCCAAGTATTCATCCATTGATTGTGGTGTACTCTCTTGGATCTCGTCATCCACTGGCACCATGCGTCCGCTACTGTGTACGTACTTGCATCGTCCAGCCTGACCAGTGAATCCCCAAGTCCTATTCTTCAGTACGCGCATAGATACGAAATCCTCGCTACCATCCTCTGCCTGCTGGTTCCTCTCCATTGCGAGTACGCCCCAGCTCAGTTGCTCCAATGCAGCACTACCTCGGAGATCAGTGAGCGATACATTCCCTCCCTCGTTCAGAGACTTGCCTGCATCCCTGGATTCTCGACGCTTGAGATGCACTACGTTGATGAGTCCTACACCAGTGGATACTACCATCTGTGCAAGATCGGTCATGATCTTGTCAATCTCTTTGCGTTCGTTCTGAACGTCACTGCCACTGATCACCATGCTCAGGTGATCCAAGATGATAAAGTCCACGCCACTGCGAGCGTAATAGAATAACTTCTCCTTGAAACTGGAAGAGTCGATACTGCCGAAGTGGTTAAAGAAGTACATCTTCCTTACCGTGCGATCCATCGACTGCTCGACAAGGCGCATGGGTATGCAGCCGGGATCTGTCCTGAACTTGCTGCTGGGTACGTTGTTATCCATCGCTACATACGATGCTGCGGTAGCCTCGACAACATCTTCCAGTGCAATGTGGCACACCTTCAGACCATGCCGAACTACCAGATCGTACCCGATCTCTTTAACCAATGTGCTCTTGCCGATCCCGCTGCCTGCACACACTGTCAGGATCTCACCTTTCCTCAATCCATGCAGCTTGGCGTTTAGGCCGGGGAACGGAGTATCAAACCCTTCTGGCACTGAGCGCATAAGATCCGCAATGCTAATCTCCGATCCATGCACTATGCCCTCTGGCCGAAACTGTGGCGTAGCCTTCACTGCCTGAGCGAACTCAGCCTTGAAGCCTCCAACTAGGCAGGCCGAAGCATCCTTGTGCGGGACTTCGACTAGGCGAACATCTGGCACGAAACCGGAGAGCCATCCTGCCAGCTTTTTAGCAGTAGCTCTCCCCGGTTCATCACTGTCGAGACACAGATAGACTTTGCCGTACCTTCGTATGAAATCGATGTCGGATTGAACGCTTGCATCGACCCTCCCATCAGAATTAGCGCCATTAGGTACAGAACAAACGTCATGCACAGACCCAGGGCTATTCCGCAGCATCTCAGCAATTGCGAGCGCATCCTCTTCCCCTTCTGTGATGATTAACGCACCGTGCGGTACCTTGTGTGCGACCTGCTTACCCCACAGGCCATTCAGTTTACCGACTACAAAGAAGTCTTTGTTCTGGATGTTCCTAACCTTGAAGCCGGTAACCTTCCCATCTCGATCTGCATACGGGTAGTAAGTGCGTTTGGGTTTGCCGGAACTGGTATCGTATACGCAGCGTATGCCGTACTTCTTGATGATCTCTTCGCTGATCTTACGCTCGGGATCATGCCCCTCAGGCTCGGACATACAGTCCTGAATTGACACCTTGCTTTCCATCCGTGTTACCTCGCTCGCTTGTCCGGCAATCTTACCGTGACCAGCATGGCAGAACATCCCACCGTCGGGATATATTGTGGCATTGTTGCCACGTTGATCCCTGCCCTCTGCCTCGCACTTCGGGCACCTAGTTTTCATGCTTCGTCACCTTTGCCGAATCAGGCCAGTGTTGTAGCGTATCTCGCCATTCACGCCGACTCCTCCGCATCATCCAGTGCATTCAACATCTCGGCCAGTTGATCCCTCGTCAGTGTCAGTGTTTGATCTCCCAAATCCACCATCACGATGTAGCGTGACGTTCTATCGCTGAAGTCTACATCCCAATTAATCATCGCTTCCCTCCAAGATTGATCCCCATTCGCTGTTTCGATCAGGCAATGACCACTCATCCTCCCGCTCGCTCGGCTCGATATCCACCAAGACCTGATTTGAACTCTGCGAGTCCTCATCCTTGCCATACAGCTTAGCTCGCATGTCCCTCGCCACGTAGGATCTGCACATGTAACACAGATCCTCGTACCCGCCGTGTTTAGACCGCAGGACTTCCATCTTGCGGTTACAAGCACGGCATCTCACGGCCAACGCTCCTGGTCGTACCACATGCAGAAGCCGATCAACCCCAGCAGGCACACGAACATCAGTACGTCATTCCCGTTCATGGTTCGTACACCTGTTCAGGCAGCACTGCTTCTGCCCTGTGCCAGAAGCCAGCGAACGCTCGCGCTACTTCACGCTCAGGGCAGTCCCCAGCGTACATGGACATCAGGTACCCTTGATGCTTGTTGACGCACCATTCCACCTTCGGATCATCGATGTCCCATCCACGGTTAACCAGGATTTCCTCAATCCAGATACTAAAGTCAGACATGCTTTTCATTCCATTACCCTCAGTTCGATAATTTTGTAATTAGTGATATTCATAGGAGGATACTCCGTTCCGTCAAGAACGGATACGAACGGCTTGTTCAAATCCTGAACGTGCTGTTCAGCCCTCTCAGCGGACGAGAAGACTGTGTCGAACCTAAGTACCCCGCTCAGGTATCTGGCTTCGATCTGGTAGAATTTACTCGCCATCGCAGTCGCCTCCATCATCAACCCATTCCTCCGCTTCCTTGTAAGCCTTATCACAAAGGATATCCATCAGCAAGCCGCCAATGATTGACATGGATTCCCCCGGCTTGTATGCCGCAGCTAGTGCCGCTACCAGTTTAGCCTCGCCAAGGCCACCATCTTCCAGCGTAGCCTCGACCCATCCCTGATCCGACATAAGACTCTCAGCCCGTGCCTCAATTGCATCGAGGCGCATTCCTGGCCAGGGATCTGGCTCATCTGCCGTGGCGGGATTCCAATTGTTTCTCATCGCGCATACTCCTGTTCCATTTCCAAATAATAATCGATTATGTCCGGATTCTCTTCAGTGAAACGATATCCGTACATTTCGTCAAACTCTATGTGTCCATTCCCAATCATCCAGCGCACGAGGTCTTCCGCATCTTTCATGGATGCTGCAAATCCTAGTCTATCCACAACGTAGCCTTCCATACCTTCTCTGGTAACCATCTCACACCTCCACAATGATTGGGTTTGGGCCAATGTTAGCCCACTCTTTGGCGAGTTTAATTGCCTGATCTAAATTGTCAACGTGCCTAGCAATTGGCAGAACTTCTCCAGAGTCTAGGTCGCGCAGTGTCACAGCGTACCAACCAGGTTTTGATTGAAGCGCAACCACCCTGCTTTGTGTACCCTCGTCTTCGTTCGTGAACAGCATTCGCATTGGACTCTCCTCAGTACTATTAGTACTAGTGAATAAACCTTTGGTTTAAGTACTTAGTACTTACTGTACTAGTACTATTGAGTAAAAATACTCTGCTCTGTGCGTAAATCCACTCAGGGTAGCGTGAATACTACCAGTATCGGCGTCACCACCCCTGTTGACAATAGGTGCTGATTCATGCTAGCCCCTACCCTTCTGGATCATTCGCCATGCCCGATACCGGGACACTTTTAGCACCATGCCCAACGACAAGCACCCGCCAGATCCAGCCAATACCAGGCCATCAAGCATTCCAGCTAGCCCCTGCACAATCAGCAGGCACCGATCCATTCCATCCCTTGCCTTGATCCTATGCATCACGGCCATGGTTAACTCCCCCGCATTGACACTCGCAAGTGTGACCCTTCCCATTGCGGCACCGTGCATCACACTTGTGCAATGACGGACGTTTTTTGTAGTGAATCGTTCGATCCACTGGTCGCAGTACCCCATCCGCATCCTTCCCAGCGAGTCTTCTGAAAGAATCTTCGTAGTTATGCTTCGACGGTATGCCGCCCATCGCCAGGAATTCTGACTTAGGGATTCCATACGGCCAGAACAGCTCAATATCGCCATTGAAGTATTTTGTAGTGTGCATGATAGCTTGCCTACCAGTCCTGATTGTCATAGGCCTCTTCGATATCCGCGCTATCTTCGTCATCGAGCATAGCCCGATACTGCTCCTCAGAGATTCGACCCAATCGGTACAGAATCTCTACCATATCAGATTCGATCATGGGCATTCTCCCTAGTGTTGGACTCATCAGGGTACGCATCACGTACCGACGCCAGAAACCTGGCGTTTCGTCCTAGTGTTGCCGATAGACGAAACCGTACTCCGTCTCGCCGATCAGCACACCCTCATCGTTCAAGTAATCCCGCACAGCCTCCTCGATCTCGTCATGCGTCATATCTCGATCATTGATACACGCCATGCCGTAGCTGTTCGCAATTTCGAGCGCCGTATCATGGCTGAAATCGCAGCACAGCCCGATAACATCCAGCTCGTACGCGTACGGGAAGCCAGCATCATGAAGCTCTTCGAGATAATCGAACAGGACACGGAGCGCGGGGTACCATCCAACGAGATCATTGTTCTCTGCATGCGTGGCGAAGCTATATTGCCTGCCCGTATTTATAAAGGCGTCGACGAACTGCGAGAAATTGATGGTCTGATACATGTTCATGCTCCCATTAGTTTTGAAATTGCGACAAAAACCAAGCCGCCACAGAATAACCCACTAGCAATACAGATACCGCGAATGATCTCATCCACGATTCTGTCGAATGTTTCCATGATCACACTCCTGCCTTGATTTGAAAGGATTGGATACGCTCGCGCAGCTGATCCGCAGTGTATCCGTTAACCTTCCGGCCGGTGGATTCTGCCTTGGCGAGCATGGATCGCAGCTGCACGATATTGCGGATGTACTGCGCCTGCATCTGTTCTGCCGTGAATTGATCGAAGAACACGGTTACTCCTCCTCGTCGGTCAAGAGTTGATCGAGGTTGTCGCCCTCACTGGCGGGCGAGTTGGTGATGCGATCCCAAACGGATCCCAAGCACGTCAAACACAGGCTCTTACCAGTCCACGAGTCCCTAAAGACCCGCTCTTCAGGGCAACCGCAGTTGTCGCAGTTGTGCATGATCATGGTCTGTTCTCCGTTGTGCTTTGCCGGTGCGGCATCGCATGACGGGTACACTAGCGGAGTCGTGACAGAATGCAAGCATCCAAACATTACAGTTTGTTAATGTTCGTATCGGCTCTTTTGCATTGTGTGCGCGCACGAAGAGCACATACTGTGCCAAGATCCTGGACTACTGTATAAACCTCCAGTGTACGGGTATACATGCCGCTAGAACGCTCTCAGAAGGCCGTACAGGCTGTTCTCGACTATGTGCTAGGTGGGTAGCGGGTAGTATGCGAACGCACCAATGAGAATGACTCGCATCTAGGGGGTATTCATGGCGTAAATAGTAGGGAATGACTCGTGGAATAGTTGACGTATCAACTAGATAGACAAGGGTGGTTGACTATTGTGATGGGGTAACTACATGTAGTGTGTCTAGCACCAACACCACTACATATAGTGTTTGTTACGAAAGGTAACACTTGCGGTAACACTTGCAGTCTCGCGTGTGCGCGCCTAGGCGCGAGTGCTCGAGGGCGCGTGCGTGTGCGAGCGCGAGGGCGGGAGCCGGGGGGTGCGGGGGGTGCTTGTATAGTGCATTACACCTCGAAAATTTCTCCAGTATTTTTTGTGATCCGGTCTGAATGTCTTTACGTATCTCTTAGTACTCTTAGTACTAGTACTATTACAGTACAGTACTTAGTACTAGTACAAGTACTATACTTAAACCTTTTAGGTTTATACTGTACTAGTACTACTAGTAAGTACTAAGTACTAGTACTGTCCTCCATTTCATTCCGGACTGAATGGTACTCAGTGATTCATTCTAGCGTAACAAACCAGAGGGGTTTGTCTAAGTGATTGTCTGACTGTAATGTCCATTCTGGACTGTATGGTAATGTACTGAATGTACTGTACGTAATAATCATTATTTGATATAATCAAACCTTTGGTTGGCGTAAATAACACTAGAGGGGGTCGCCGTGGGTTTTCTGGATATCTTCAAAGCATCGCGTGTTCCCAGGGGAGCACGTAAAGGTTCAGCCGTAATCAAGGCTCGTCCTCCTCGTGAGGAAAAAGTCATTCAGGGCACTAGCGAAGTAGTACGTCCCCCTAAACTTGAGGGGCCAAGGACTCCAATGCGGGATACTCGTAAACCCGTTGGTCGGTACGCACTGGCAGGAACAGCAGCAGTGGGTGTTGCGGCAGCAGCTCTGGGCCGAAAGGAAGAACCCAAAGAATCCGTTCAAGTTCCCATGCGTCCTGCTGGTCGAACAACCTCAGTAGGGAGCGCAACCACCGTACCTTCTAAAACTGTCTCAGCGGCTCCTAAGGCACCTACCAGCAAGGGTAGTACCTCCCCAGCTCCTAAATCGTCTCCTAAGCCCTCTCAGAAGGCTACAGGGGCATCCAAAGGACAGGGCAAGGCTATGTCAGGTGCAGAGCTAGCCAATTTCCTTGGTTTGAGTGCAGACAGTGCAGTTCGGACTTACATGGAAACTGGTAAACACAAATACCCCAGCAAGGCTAAGAAATGAACTCCAGTAACTTGTACCACGCACTGTACGCTATTGGTTTCCAATTCTTCCTTGGGATCGCTACTGGGAACTTCTGGTTGGGAATGGCATTCGGTTCAGCATTCTTCCTTGGTCGAGAAGTAGCCCAGAGGGAGTACAAGATCACCAATGGCGGTTCAGTCAAGGGACTCAAGCCCTGGGTTGGATTTGATATCCTGAACTGGGGATGGGACGCTAAGCTGGATCTAGCCTTCCCTGTGTTCGCTACTACACTCGTAGCCATTGCTGTGCATTGCCAATGAATCCTCTCCTGCTTTCCCCTGCATTGGATCTAGTCTCCAAGGTACTGGATCGAGTCATTCCTGACAAAGCTCAGGCTGAGAAAGCCAAGGCTGAGTACGCTCTTCTTGTAGCCAAGCAGGATCAGGACGAAGTTGACAGTTTCAGAAAGTTCGTAGTACAGTACGAAGGAGAGGGAGCGAGTGTATCTCCTCCCTTGCAATTCCTCAGAGGATCCGTTCGACCAGTACTCACGTACATCCTTGCTGGTCTGTACGGTTGGGGATTCCTGCATCCCGGTACGTTTACACCAGATGGCATGCAAGGACTCTTTCAACTGAACCTCATCTCACTAGGTTTCTGGTACGGTGAGCGCGCACTATCCAATCTGGGGCTGAATCTATCGAAGAAATGAGGTAAGCCAGTGCAAGACGATATCCAGGGAATGGATCCAGAATACAAACAGGGACTAATGGAAGCGTCCCACTACCATCAGACATTCATTCAGATGACCTCCCAGAAAGGTCGATTTGATACCCACCAAGCCGCGCAATGCGTAGAACGATCCGAAAGCCTGTACGCAGAACTCCTGAACAGGGACATCCATAACGAAATCGTTCGATACCAACTAGCCACTCTGTACATGCAGACCAATCGGAATGGTCTCGCAATCAATCTCCTTGAACCCCTTGTTGATGACTCCAAGAAGCCAAAGATCGAATGGCTGAATAACCTTGGGGCTGCGTACCGTAATGAACACTGTAATGCAGAAGCACGGAATGCCTTTGAGGCAGCACTGAAGCAAGAGTACCATCCTGACGTTCTGGCTAACCTGTGCGCTCTGTGGGTGAACGAAGGGAATCCTGAGAAAGGGATACCCTATGGCAGACAGTGCCTCGGCTTGCGTCCTAACCATCCCCAAGGGAATTGGAACCTGGGCCTACTCCTGATCGAGAACAAGCAGTACGAGGAAGGGTTCAAGTTCTACGCAGAAGGATTCCAAACCGGAGAACGCATCATCCGGATGTACAAAGACAAGGATGGCAAGGAAGCCCAGTTCTGGAAGGGGGAGAATCTAGACGGCAAGACCATTGTCCTGCATGGTGAACAAGGCATTGGGGATGAACTGCTCTTCCTCCAATTCGTGCCTGAGTTCATCAAGGCTAATCCCGGTGCCCGTGTAATACTGGATGTGCATCCGCGCTTGTACACGGCTATACAGCGATCCTTGCCTGAGATTAACGATGTATTCCCTACCCGTAAATCCAAGGAAACGCCGGAGTGGAATAGCTCTATCCGAGTGGATTACAAGGATGGATTGGGTTCATTGCCTCGTTGGTACCACCAGCAAAGGCGCGTCAACTCTGGTTGGTTGAAACCCGACACAGAACTCACACAAAAGTATAAAGGAATTATACGTACCATTCAGGAAGAAACGGGTCAAATTGGGCGTCCTATTGTCGGGATAGCCTGGACAGGAGGTAAGAAGAAAACCCGTGTGGACTTGCGAAGCATCCCGCTTGAGAAACTCGTACCTGTACTGGAGAATGATGCAACCTTCGTATCGTTGGAGTACATCCCAGGAGCAGAGAAACAAACAGGAGAACTGCTTAAACAGCACGGAATCTACCTGCACCACTGGCCTGACGTTGTGGAGGATCAGGATTACGAGCACTCAATGGCACTCGCTGCAGCCTGCGATCTTGTCATCTGTGTGAATACCAGCATGGTGCATGTACGCGGTTCTATGGATCTCCTTACATGGACTCTGACACCGCATGGTCACGCTTGGCGATATGGCAGAAAAGATGAGTTGAACCCTTTCTATAACTCCGTTATCCAGTATCATCAGGATGAAGGGGTCGATTGGGACATTCCCATTCAGAAAGTAGCCAAGGATCTCAAGAAATACTGCCGAGGGTTCAAGCCGTGATTAATGTATCGTACGTAACTTCTGGAAATGAGAACATTGCATCCTTCCGGTACAGGGTTCTTGCTCCTGCAAAAGGTTTAGCCAAGCACTTCATCAAAACCAACATCAATCGCCTTGCTAGCAAAGAGTCCGGTGTTGTGGTGTTCAGCAAGCACTGGACGTACAACGATTGGTCTTACGCTAAGTTCTGTAAACTTCGTGGACAAAAGGTAATCTTTGATGTCTGCGATGATCACTTTGAGGGGAAACTCTCGGATCATTACCGCAGGATGGTTGATGCAGCGGATGCCATTACCTGTAACTCCACAGCTATGGCAGTAACGATTGCTGAGAAAACAGGTCGAGGCAGCGAAGTAATCGTTGATCCTGTCCTCTCTCCTCGCATGGAACCCCGTTTCCAAGAGCAGGTTAATCTTACTTGGTACGGACAGTCCATGAATATCCACGGATTGTTCGATGTGTACACAAAAGACTGCTTGTATCCACTGGAAGTTGCAGTTCCTGGGAATATCCAACCTCCTGAGTACTTCCAAGCTCCTTGGATTACATGGGTTCCTTGGCACAAGGATGTCATCCCTGAGGTAGCGGATCGAAATAACATTGCACTTCTGCCGTATCGGCAGGGAAAAGATGCGAAAAGCGCCAATCGTGTACTGGAAGCCCTGCAATGCGGGATGATGGTACTCACTGATCCCATTCCTGCTGTGGTTGAGCTAGGCAATAACGGTATCCGGTACTTGGATAAACCACTGAACGAGGTGATTGAGTCCATCAAAGATTCGGATTGGACGCATGAGATTCTAGAAGCCCAGAAAATGATTGATGAAACCTACAGCCAAGAGGTTATTGCTGATAAGTGGGCACAGGTATTCCGGAGTTTTGCATGAAACTTAACCTTGGTTCAGGTAATCGCCCTCTACAGGGCTACATTGGCGTAGATCTGGCCCCTAATGCTGATATCCAGTGCGATCTACGCAATTTGGAACCCTTTGCTGATAACAGTGTAGAGGAAATCATTGCAATCCACGTAATCGAGCATTTCTACAAGTGGGAAGTGCAGCCGATGCTGCAAGAATGGCGACGAGTGCTGCAACCAGGAGGCAAGATCATCCTAGAGTGTCCGGATCTCAAGAAAGCTGCACAGGCATTCCTGTTTGGCGCAGGAGATCAGATGGGGATGTGGGCCTTCTACGGCAATCCTGACCTGAAGAACGAGTTCCACTGCCACCATTGGGGGTACACGCCTGAAACGCTGGCATACGAGCTACAACAGGCGGGATTCAGGGATATCCAGAAGTGCCAAGCTCAGTTTAAAATACCAGCAAGAGATCAACGCATGGAGGCTATTAAGTAATGGGAACTCAAAGCGAAATTGTGCTAGTTAGCAAACGTGCTCCATTTGAAGGGCAAACAGTTTTAGAAATAGGTGCTGCTTTTGGCAATCCAGAAGCAATCCGACAAGTAGCAAAAGCTACAAAGCATATTGGTTTAGACATGCAAGAAGGCAAATTTGTTGACCTTGTTCATAATCTAAACGAGCCAGTACCTCTAGATCCTGTAGATACTATTTTATGTTTTTCAGTACTAGAACATTGCAATAAACCCTGGATAGTAGCTAAAAACCTTAGCAATGTTCTAAAAAAAGATGGCTTATTGCTGCTTTCTGTCCCATTCCAATGGAAAGTTCATGGATACCCAAACGATTACTGGAGATTTACTCCTAATGGAATCAAAGAGCTTTTCCCAGATATAGAATGGATCCATGAAGAAACTGATCCTCCAAAGATGAACTTGACTCAGCATCAAGGTCAAAAAATCCTATTGTTGTTTATAGGTAAAAAGCAATGACGCAGAAGATCCCTGTGTACATTGGGTACGATCCTGTAGAGTCCGGAGCCTTCTGGACTTGTGCTGCAAGTGTACTAGAGCACAGCTCTCAGCCAGTTGAGATCATACCCCTCAAGAGATCCCAACTACCTCTTACTCGGCCTCGGCATCCCAAGCAATCCAACGAGTTCTCCTTTACCCGTTGGCTAGTACCTTACTTGCAAAATTACCGTGGTTATGGTATATTCGTAGACTGCGACTTCTTGTTTATGTCTGATATTTCGGAACTGTGGTTCCTGAGAGATCCGACCAAAGCAGTGCAAGTCTGTAAGCATAATACGGATACCTTTAAAGAAGGTACTAAATATCTTGGGACAGAGCAAACAGTATACGATAAGAAGTGCTGGTCTAGCTTGATGCTGTTCAATTGTGAACACGAAGCTACACGTAGACTTGTTCCGGATTATATTGACAGAGCCAATGGACTCGATCTGCATCAATTCAAGTGGTGCAAAGATGAGGAAATTGGCTCTTTGCCTATTGAGTGGAATCATTTAGTAGGGCATTACGCATACAACGATAACATCAAGGCCGCTCACTTTACTGAAGGTGGGCCGTACTTCAAGGACTACCAGGATTGCGCTTACTCAGAAGAATGGTGGGATGCCTTCTATAAAATGAAGTACGTCAAAGAAGGGTTGACTTAATGGCTAATAATATCTGGCAATGGTTTCAAGAGAACTCGGCTAATACTGGCGGGATTACTGATAAAATTCAAGAATACCTTGCGGGCCTTGGTTATACCGGCGCTACTAATGAAATTATGTTTTCTTGGCTGGGCGGTCTTGGACACGAAGGAACTCTTGCTGAACGCATAGAGAAATTTGAAAGAGCCAATACTACACGTTATGGCTGAAGAAATTAAAATTACTGGAGCTTACCAATTCCGTACCTGTAACAGGGATCAGAAGGATTTCTGGCGAGAGCGGTTCATTGAGACTAATGATCCCACTGGATACATCTTCGCAGAGACTTGGATTGAGGATGGCTTTCGTAAGTGGAAAGAGTTCATTAACGCTCATGGCGTAAAAGCAGAGATTCAAGAGTGGCAGGACACGCTGGCAACTAAGTTGATTGCCCAAGGTATCCTCAACATTGCTACGCAAAGAGATTCGTTCCAAGCATCCAAGTGGCTCGCTGACCGTGGGTGGCTAGAGAAAGAAGACAAGCGTACCAAGGAAGCCAAGAAGAAGGCAGAGAAAGCTCACGACGAGATCCAGGAAGACATGGAACGATTGGGGCTAAGGCTTGTCAAGACGAAGTAACAACCAGCGATCTCGGGGTATACGCCGATCAGAGATACGCGATAATAGAATTCAAATGCCTCTGGTGTACAGAACACCAGATTTGTATGCGTCCGCATCTCACGTTCACAGTACGGGTGCAATCACTTCAGGGATCTTTGATCCAGCCAGATTAGGTTCTGGTACAGCCACAGCTACTACATTTCTCAGGGGTGATGGTGTCTGGGCTACAGTTACATTAGGCGGTGGAGGAGCAGCATGGGACTTCGATGAAGGAAGTAGTTCTATGTCCTACACGTTCGGAGCAATTGATTTAGACGAAGGCGATTCAATAAGTCTTTAATATGGCAACAACCGCAGTTCTTCGACACCGCAGAGATACGGCAGCTAACTGGACTTCTAATAATCCGGTTATGCAAGCAGGCCAACTTGGCTATGAAACAGATACTCGTAAATTCAAGTTTGGAGATGGCTTGTCATCTTGGATATCTTTGTCGTATGCTTCTGCTGTTAGCATTGGCAGCTTTGCTTCTGCTAGCCATGTTCATAGTACTGGAGACATTACCACAGGTATCTTTGCTCCAAGTTTTCTTGGATCAGGATCTCCTTCAAGTACTAACTTCCTTCGCGGGGACGGATCCTGGGCATTGCCTGCTGGAGGAGGTGGAGGAGTTGCTCTTGCAGCAGGCGCTCAAACAGCTACCTCTGGAACAATAAATTTTGCTAACTCTAATGGCATCACGTTCGGGATGTCGGGCAGTACCCAAATTACGGCTAGCCATAACGGGATTACAATACAGACTGTCCAAACACAAGCATCGGGAAATATTGCTGGTGCTGGGTTCTCCAGTACAACAACGACCGGCATAAACATTGTTGGTACTAACAATAGTCTTGGGTTGAGTCTCGGTGTTCCAGTTTATCTGACAACCCAATCCGTACAGACGCAAGCCTCTGGAAACATAGCTCGTACTGGTTTTACCAGCACAAGTACTACAGGAACAGCTCTTGTCGGTACTCTGGACACAAGTGGCTTGAGCTTAGGTATTCCTGCGTACCTGACAACGCAGTCTGTTCAGACTCAGGCTTCTGGCAACATCGTTGGTTCTGGATTCTCTAGTACTACGACTACTGGTACGGCCATCGTAGGAACTAACAATAGCAACGGCCTTAGTCTTGGTGTACCGGCGTACCTTACGACACAATCAGTTCAAACGCAGGCATCCGGCAATATTGCAGGATCGGGTTTTACTGGGGCAAATGCTTCGGGTACATTGAACTCAAACGGATTGTCTCTATCCGTTGCTGCTCCTGGTGCAGCTAACTACTCTATTGGTGTATCCACCCTTGGAAACACGGCGGGATCAACAGGGATTACTGGTACCCGTATTGTCTTTGCCGGTATAAACAATATCTCGCTTAGTCAGTCCACGGATGCAAACGGTGCCACAATCTCCATCAATCAAACAGGTGGTGGTGGCGGTGGCGCAATGTACGCTAACCTGTCAGGCAACACCTCGGGTAACACCACTGCATCTGGCAATACGCTAAATTTCTCCGGTATCAACGTCACCCTGTCGGGTACGAACAACTCTCAGATAGCCATTTCCGCTCCAGCTACTTCAAGCCTTGTTGGCGCTGCCGGTATTTCAATCAGTAGTGCAGGAAACACAATTTCTGTACTCAATAATTATATTTCTAGGTTTGAGAACCAACCGTTCCAAGCCGTACAAACCATGTCGTTAAACATGGCATCTGTATCTCACGCTGCTATTTTCAATATCCCGGAACCACTCTCTATAAGTTACCTTCGCATTCCCGTACTGATGACAACTAACAGTACAACGATTGCTACAACAGCAGCATCAGCTACTGGCGGGGCTGCGATTTACTCGACGTTCAATGCTGTAGTGTATTCAATGGGCACGGGAGGTAATTCGCTTAGTTTGCAATCAGTTACTTCTGGTTCTGCTGGATTCACGTTCAGTAACTCCATCAGCGTTGCTACGAATGGAACGCAGTACTCTGTAAGTCAAGGCTACTCTGCACAGGCACTTGGCAACGGTACTACGTTTACGACTCAGACTTCTGGTAGTACAAGTAACTACGCATTTTCTACTAACTCGTTTACAGCGTTTACATCCGCACGATTCTTGGATATTCCGCTCACAGGATCTCTTGTTGGAGGGCCGTATTGGATTGTATTTGGAGGGTCTACCAGAAGTTCAGCTACTACGGGCGTAGCGGCTTTGTCTGCAATGACAAACTGTAACGTAAGGTATTCAAACCATTACGGTGTATCCCAGACTAACATTGCCTTTGGTGTTATGGGTAGCACTAACTTGACTTCAGGTGGACACTTTGGCGCAGGGTCTTTCTCAACCGCAGGTGGCGGTACGACGAACTCCATTAACCTCAGTCAGATTTCCAGCAGCGCATCTCATGTCCGACTGTACTTCCAGATGCTGAGATTCGCGTAATGGCTGGCCCTGTTTATCAGAGCTTTGCTAGCTTCCCGTATACTACGGGAACTGCGGCTACGTCTCATAATGTTACTATAAACAAGCCATCTGGAGTATCAAACGGGGACGTACTTTTTTTAACTATGGGTCTTCGCCAAGACGATGGCGTTAGTAGAGCATTAAGCACTGCCCCTGTTTTTGACGCTGCATATCCGTGGACAAAAGTAAGAGAATCTGAACCTTATAATCAAACGTCGACAAACAGATCGTGGACGTATTTTCGTTATGTGGCAAACGCAGCGGGTGAACCCGCGAGCTATACGTGTACGATCAACTACGCTAGCGCATTTGCTATGGTTGCAGCGACAATTACAGCACGGTTTTCTGGCGCAGGGCCTATACTGCCAATAAACTCTTCAGCAGCTTTTGTTGATACTGGATTAGCTGTCGCGTTTCCACAAGTTACAACAACGCTGCCTGACACAATCCTACTTTATTCAAGTACCGCCAGAAACCTGCAAACAGCGTTTTCGTTTAGTGGCGGAACGCCGCCGACAGTGATTACATTCTTGACTGCCACGCTAACAACCACATTTTCTTTAGGTATGGCTTACAAGGCACAAAGTGCAGCGGGTTTAAGTGTGGCTGAAACGGGCACATGGAGCGGAGGTGGTGGTTCTACCGCTAGCGGCACTACCGCAGCCCTAGCCTCTGATCTCGTTGCATCAACTTCGTGGATACGAGCATGAAACGCGCTTTTGTACAGGTATCGGTTATTGCCCCTACAAGACTGTCGCTCAACGTGAATTGGTACGATCTCGAAACATTAGAACAAAGTGGAGAAACATTCACGTACGAGGATTCTGTTAGTCTTACCGGAAGTCAACTACGAGAAGCAATAGACTTTTTTATCGCAACGAAACTTGATATACTTTCAGAGAATATCATCTGGAGTTAACATGAAACCACAAATCGTTTCGTTAGATAATGGGCACCATAACCAAGACATTGCTGCATCTACTGCTCGCATTGTTCAAGGGAATAGTTGGAAGAAGCAAAGGGTAGTCATGCTGATTCCGGCAGGAACTACAATCCCCACAAAGGTTTATCTGTCTCATTGTGGATTGATCTTTCCACCTAACCAAGCAGCCCATCGTATGGCAGCTATTGGGATGGAGGTAGGGGAAGCATTCTCTAACTCGATTGCAGAGATCCTGGCGCATCCGGATCTTAATCAGTGGGAGTACTTGCTGACTGTTGAGCATGACAACATTCCACCTTCGGATGGTTTGGTTAAGTTGATCCATCAGATGGAGGCGCATCCTGAGTTCTCTTGTATTGGTGGATTGTATTGGACTAAAGGGCCAGGAGGCCAGCCTCAAATTTGGGGAGATCCTAAGGATCCGGTACTGAACTTCCGTCCACAGCCTCCTGATCCCAATGGCGGGCTAGTCGAGTGCTGCGGAACAGGCATGGGATTTAATCTCTGGCGATTGTCTATGTTCAAAGATGAACGCTTGCGCCGTCCTTGGTTCAAGACTGTTGCAGGAGCAGACGGAGTAGGAACGCAGGACTTGTACTTCTGGGGCGATGCTAGGAAGCATGGATACCGTTGTGCAATTGACTGCTCCGTAAAGGTCGGTCATTACGATATGACTGGTCAGTTTGGCATCGAAGATTTTACTTGGTAAGGACACTTATGAAAATCGATCTGGGTTGTGGTAAGAACAAGAAGGAAGGGTTCATTGGGGTGGATCAGTTCTCAATGGAAGGTGTGGATATCGTTCTGGACATTGGCGCTAGCCCTTGGCCTTGGGAGGATAATTCCATTGACGAGGCGCACTGTAGTCATTTTCTAGAGCATCTAACTAACTTGGATAACAAGTGGGAACGTATTCATTTCTTTAATGAACTGTATCGTGTACTCAAGCCCGGAGCTAACTGCACAATTATTATTCCGCACTGGGCCTCGACTAGGTACTACGGCGATCCTACTCATAAGGAACCCTTTTCGGAGATGGGTTTTTATTATTTGTCCAAGGAATGGCGCATGGGAAATGCTCCCCATGCTGATATTGAAATTAATCCTAATGGGTACAATTGCGATTTCCAAGCAGTCTGGGGGAACGGTATGCATCCTGCTGTTGCTCAACGTAGCCAGGATTTCCAACAGTTCGCTACTGCATGGTTCAAGGAAGCAATTCAGGATCTTCACGCAACACTAACCAAACCAAATAAATAAAACAATATGGACTACCAACTGCTGTTCAACATTGCATTCTCGTTCATTCTTTTTCTTGTTGGATGGTTTGTTCGTATTGCTTATGATGCAGCTAATGCAATGAAGAATGATTTGATGGCACTGGAGCGAGAACTGCATTCCAGTTTTGTACGCAGAGAAGATTACAAAGAAGATATTAGGGAGATCAAGGATCTCTTGCTTTCTATTCAAGATCGAATAAATAACAAGGCTGACAAGTAGGAGCAACAATGGCAAAGATTACGCTGAACGATATTACGACTGAGTTTAGGGGACAGGCTCAACTCAATAATAACTTTACTGCTATTGAGAACGAATTCCAGAATAAGGTTCTGTATCGGAACAATCCAACCGGCGAACCTAACTCGATGCAGGTCGATTTGGATATGAACTCCAAACGAATACTGAATCTGCCTGCACCATCCTATCCTAACGATCCTGTACGTTTGCAGGATCTGACTAACGGAGTTCCTCTTGCTTACGAGGACTCTATTGCCGATCTTCGTAGCCGATCTTTGACTAATGCACCGGCTAACTCTCTTGTATTTGTATCTGGGTACCACTCTCCTGGTGATGGAGGTGAAGGTTACTTCCGTGCATACAGCGGAAGCCTTACGTACACAGAGAACTATGGTACGGTAATCCTTGCAGGAGGAACTGCTGGCGCAGTCTCTACATACGCTTGGCTCCGTGTGACAGATACCATTAATCCTAAGCACTTCGGAGCAAAGGGAGATGGCGTAACAGATGACTACAGCGCAATACAAGCAGCAATCAATTCTGTACAGCCTTGGGGTTCTTACGATCAACCTGACGGCACGTACCTCGTATCTCAGAAGCTCGTAGTTGTTAACAAGTATCGCACTAAGTGGAGGTTCGGAGGAGTCATCTCTCCTTACGGTTCATACAACGATTACCTAATTTCTTTTGATAACTCTGCTAACGATTCCATTGTTCCTAGCATGGCAATGCAGTTATCGCTTGAGAATTTAACTATCGATGGCCTGTGGAAGTCCAGGGGTGCAGAGTTCAAAAAACTATATGACTCTGCTTTGGATCACGTACAAATCTGGCGACCCTGGGGTACTGGAATCAGTATTCCCATGTGCCAAGAGATCGTGATGTACCAACCCATGATCATCTCCGGTAAGGCTCGGGTTGACTCCACGATTGCCTCTGCTGCTGATTGGAACTCTGGTACTTCGTACAGTACCTCTGTTGTAGTCAAGATGAACTACAGCGCATGGAGCGGAGCATCCACGTATTCATATGCTTCTAGCACCTCAATGCTTGCGGTACGTAACAGTAATCTGTACAGGTCAATCCAGCCCATTAACTTCAACATTGATCCTGAAGGAGCAACTTCCAGTAGCTCGACGGGAACGTATTTGTCCACGGATTACTGGGAGCGAATACCTTTTGAGTACTACGTATCCTCGGGTATTACCGGGAACGTGAACAAGTCTCCTCACGATACGACTACTAACTACACAACTCGTTCGGGAGTAACTGCTAATAGATACTGGCGGCAAGTGTGGCCTGACGAGCCAGCATTCTCTATCGTAGGTATTGCTGACGCTAATACTATTGATAACTGTAAGATAATCAACTTCATTAGTCGCACTAATGAACACGCTACACTTATTCGTATCGATAACACAATGGATAACGTCCGTCCTTTGAAGACGGAATTCTATGCTGCTCAAGTACATGGAATTACCAGTGCATACATAAATGCATTCAACTCTGCTACAGCGAATACTACTGCGTTTGGTGGAAGTATTTCGTACTCTGCTGCCCATTTGCCTATCCTTATGCATGTGCCCTCATCCAGTGGACTCAAGTTCATTGGTGGTCAGATCCAGATGGGTAACTTGAATCGCTGTAAAGCCTTTATGGCTGGAACACTGGGTATTGCAGGAAACGCAGCAAGAACATTCCTTATTGGTACGCACATCGAAGGAACATCTGCATCCGGCCAAGTTGCTATAAGCATCCTGCCTTCTGTAGAAACTTCTGGCGATAACTGGATTGAGCAAGGTCTCGGTGTTGCTCTGCTTGGTGCAAGTGCCATCAAGCGAATTGATTTACACGGAGAGACTGAAACTGCTCAAAGCGGTACTCTTGTCTTACCTACAGGTACAAATTCGTACGCAATAACATTCAGTCCTCCAATGCAAATAGCGCCACAGCTTTCTATATATCCTAAGAAGGATCTTCATGGCCTGACTTGGAAAGTTTCATCTTTAACAAAAAATGGATTTACCGTTACTTTATCAGGAAGGTATCTTTCGCCTGCTCAAAGTTGGTCACTGAACAGTACCTCTGCATCCCAGACGGCCACGTACAGTCATAACTTCTCGTACACAGCATCAGGCGTTATCTTTGCAGCACCGACTGCTAATCCTGGGGCAGGATACCATTTGTACATGTCCACGAATGGAGCTAATGGTATTACGATCACAGCGCCAAGTGCGCCTACGCAGGCTCTTACACAGAACTGGAGTGCGTACTGGGAGAATCTGTATCCCGAAGCAGGCGGCATCCAGTTCGATTGGTACGCTACAGTAGAACCCGAATAAGGAAACACAAATGGCAAAGATTGATTTGAATACCGTAAGTTCTGGATACCTCAGCCAAGCAGCACTGAACGCTAACTTCACTGCTATCGAAGATGAGTTCCAAGATAAAGTACTGTACAGGGATAACCCTTCTGGTGAACCCAACAGTATGCAAACCCATTTGGACATGAATGGGTACAACATTATCAATGCTGGAAATGCTACTAGCATAGGGCTACAAGAGTCAGAGAACGTATCTTTTGAATTATCTGCTACAGGTGCAGTATCTCGATCTGTTCAGAGCAAATTAGCTGATGTTGTTTCAGTCAAAGATTTTGGGGCAGTTGGGGACGGGGTGACTGACGACACTGCAGCGATACAGGCTGCGATTGATGCGGTGTATGCGGCGGGCGGGGGAAAGGTTCAACTGCCAACAGGCACGTTCAAGTGCAACATCAACACCAAGAAAGGAATCATCCTTGAAGGGTCGGGACGCGGGCAGGATCCCAATTTCACCGGCGTTATTCCGCAGGACGCGGTTTATACGTTTACGGCAGGCGGAACTACGTTAATTCCTCAAAGCAGGTTACTGCCGGTTATTAAGGGTTCCGGCAGCGGAGGTGACTCTGGCTGGATTGAATGCTCCATCCGTGATCTGAAAGTGTCCGATAACGCGGGAAGCATCGTTGCTGGAACCGTCGGCATCTTAATGGAGTTGGGCAGCCATTTTGAAATCGTTAATGTTGAAGTGCGAAACTGCGATATCGGTATACAAATCAGCAGCAGCGGAAAAACATCTTGGGGCTGGAAGATAGACCATTGCACGATTGCCGATTGCGGCACTTACGGACTGTTGCTTCCCGACAACACGCAAACCGCAACACCAGCAACAATCCTTAACCTTGATATTCGTCGTTGCACTGGGACAGGTGCGCTGTTAAAAGATGTCCTCTGTTTATCTTGGTTTGGCGGAACGCTTGCTGATAACGATTACGGCGTAAAAATAGAAGGCCCGATAAACAGCGGTGGTCTTGTTTCGTTTTACGGAATTCAGTTTGAAACCAACCTCACACGAGCCGTGGTGTTCGGGGACGGAACGGAAAACCCAGCAGGGCCGGCGTCTTTCTTTTCATGCAATTTCACAGACTACCGTGGGTCAGCAGGTAACGGTTCGGGCTGGCCGTCTGTATATGCAGGCTCGATTGCTGTTGAAGTTAAGTCTACCGATGCGACCTCATCACTGTGCTTCACTAATTGCATGTGGCAGACGTATGAAACCTGCATTAGCTACGGGGCTAGTGCTCAAGCGCAGGTCAGCGAAATAAATTCACGTTTTTACCAATGCACAAATCATGGAAAGGTTTTTACAAACGGAAGTACAGCGGATGGTGCAAACGAAGAGTTTTGTTCTATAGCAAAGAACAATTATGTTGGTCTTGGTTTTGGCAGGCTGACATACAAAAGTAACGACTTTTCCACGTATTCCAACAATTTTTATTTGCAACCGGCAAACACAAACGGCTCAAACTTAGCTGGATTGATTACAAACGGATCAAACGCTTATTCCGCTTGGGAAGTTGTTCCTTCTTCAGACCCTAACAACACACACGCTGTATCGTTGGAGGCAGGAAGCACTTACGGCGCAGTTTTAATGCGAGCAAGAGGGACGGGAACTATGAGGGAACTTCGATTGGGAAATTCGGGGTTCATTCATATCAAGCTGGGTGCTAGTAACGAAATTGGATTTTTTGCGTCTAGTGGAACGACCAAACAAACGATTACAGGATCGCGTGGAGGAAATGTTGCACTGGCGTCCCTGCTAACCGCGCTGGCTAATCACGGTTTGATTACCGATAGCAGCACGGCATAAGGGATTGAATGACAACTAAACAGGAACTAAGAGAAGCGGCAGAGAGCGATCTCTGTACCTTCGCTAAACTTGTTAACCCTATGCGGATCTATGGCGAGATCCATGAGAGGGTATTCAAGTTCTTGCAGCATTCAGGCAATGATCTGAACCAACTCATTATGCTTCCTCGGGGGCATCAGAAGTCCCACTGTCTGGCAGTGTGGTGCGCTTGGTGGATAACGAAGCATCCTGAGGCTACGATCCTGTACATCTCGGCTACTGCACAACTCGCAGAAGATCAATTGTATGCCATTAAGTGCATTATTGATTCTCCAGTGTACCAAAGGTACTGGCCTGAGATGCTGGACAAAGATGAGGGACGCAGGAGCAAGTGGAGTACTACGGCGATTAACGTAGACCACCCTGCTCGGGCTAAAGAGATGATACGGGATAACACAATCCGTACTGCTGGCCTGACTACGAACACTACAGGCTGGCATGCTGATGTAGTTATAGCTGATGACGTAGTAGTTCCTGATAACGCTTACACCGAAGAAGGTCGCAGGAAGACTGCTGCTTCCATGTCGCAAATGTCCTCCATCAAGAACGCTGGTGGAATGGTTAAGGCAGCGGGTACTCGATACCATCCCTCGGATCAATACAGTGTCTGGTTGAACCAGGAGGAAGCGGTATACAACGACAGAGATGAGATCGTTAGGTACATCCCAGTTTGGGAAACAATGGAAGAAGTTGTAGAGATCGATGGAGTATTTACTTGGCCTAGAGAGGCTCGACCTGACGGTAAACGATTTGGTTTCGACAGGAAGATTCTGTCTAGAATTTATGCTGAGTACACTGACAAAACTCAGTTCCATGCTCAGTACTATAACAATCCTAATGATCCCGAATCTAATCGTGTTGATCGCTCTCGCTTCCAGTACTACGATCAGAAGTTCCTTAAACAAGTGTCAGGCAATTGGTACTTCAAAGAAACCCGACTTAACGTGTACGCAGGAGTAGACTTTGCGTTCAGTTTATCAAAAAAATCCGATTATACGGCTATCGTTGTCATTGGCATTGATTCCTCTAACGATGTTTATGTACTCGATATCGATCGCTTCAAGAGCGATAAGATCAGCGAGTACTACGAGAGACTCGTCGGAATGTACAACAAGTGGCAGTTCAAGAAGCTCAGAGCGGAAGTCACAACGGCGCAGCAAGTCATCGTCAACGACCTGAAACAACGGTTCAAGGAAGGCGGCATCTCTCTGAAGATTGATGAGTACCGACCTAATAGGAACCAGGGTTCAAAGGAAGAACGCATTGCAGCAGTACTGGAGCCTCGGTATCAGCAACAGGCAATCTGGCATTACCGTGGAGGATACATCCCGGTACTTGAGGATGAGATTCTTTTGGCTCGGCCTGCTCACGATGACATCGTGGACACTCTGGCAAGTATTGTAGAGATTGCACAGAAGCCAAGAGAGCGAGTAGAGAAAGTAATAAGCACTCCTGTATCAGCTTCGTTCAACAAGCGGTTCGGAGGATTCGGAACAACTATGGGTGGAATAGCATATGGCAGGTAATGTAGCGCAACTCAAGGAACAACTTCGTCCTGATAATCTTGCAGGGCAGATTTACATGATGTGGAATGATTTCTACAATCAGCGTAAGCCTTGGGTAGAGGAACAGAAAGAACTCAGGAACTACTTGTTTGCTACGGATACTAGTAAGACCAGCAACAGGACACTGCCTTGGCGTAACAGCACTACTACGCCTAAGCTTACACAGATCAGGGATAACCTTCATGCTAATTATATGGCTGCACTCTTTCCTAATGACCAATGGCTCAAATGGGAAGGATTCTCGCTTGACGATGCTACTAAGGCCAAGCGTGAAGCCATCGAATCGTATATGCAAAACAAGACTCGACTTGGTGGATTTCGTACTGCTATCTCTCAGCTTCTGTACGATTACATTGATTATGGCAATGCTTTTGCTGATGTCGAGTGGGTGAATGAAAACAAGGAAGACAAGCTCACGGGAGAGAAAATTCCTGGCTATGTAGGGCCAAGGGTAACACGCATCTCTCCTCTGGATATCCTTGTCAATCCTGCTGCGTCTTCGTTCAAGAACACGCCCAAGATGACACGCAAGATCATGAACCTTGGTGAACTCAAAGCACTGGCAGAAGACTTCCCTAACGAAGGTTGGGTGAACGAAGCTCTAGCCAAAGCCATGAAGTTCCGGCATGACATTGCCAATGGTCAGTACAGCATCGAGGATTTCGATAAAGCAGCAGGCTACACCATTGATGGATTCGGTAACCTGTACGAGTACTACCAGTCTCCGTATGTAGAACTGATCGAGTTTGAGGGTGATCTGTACGATCCCAATACGGATACTCTTATGCGTAATCATTGCATTACGGTCATTGATCGTTCCAAGGTAATCCGGCAAGAGGTCAACCCTAGTTGGTTTCCCAAGGGTTCCAAGGCTCACGTTGGCTGGCGTCTGCGTCCTGACAACCTGTACGCAATGGGGCCACTGCACAATCTTGTTGGCATGCAATACCGCATTGACCACTTGGAGAACATCAAGGCTGACGTATTCGATCTGATTGCATTCCCTCCACTCAAGATCAAGGGTGAGATCGAGGAGTTCGATTGGGCTCCCGGTGCTGAGATCCATATGGATGTCGAAGGCGATGTCACCATGCTTGTGCCTGACACTACGGCACTGGCAGCGGACACACAAATCGCTATTCTCGAACAGCGAATGGAGGACTACGCAGGCGCACCTAAGCAGGCTATGGGTATCCGTACTCCTGGCGAGAAGACTGCTTATGAAGTGCAATCCCTTGAGAGTGCAGCAGGCCGTATCTTCCAAGAGAAGATCCAGAACTTTGAGGTGGAACTGCTTGAGCCTATCCTGAATTCCATGCTGGAAATCTCCCGCAGGAATATGGATGCAGCCGATATTGTGCGTGTGTTCGATGATGAACTGGGCGCTCAGATATTCTCCACGGTAACCAAGGAGAACATCACGGCTAATGGCAAGCTGAAGCCCGTAGGGGCACGGCACTTCTTTAGCCAGCAGCAATTGATTCAGAACCTGACGGGTTTGTTCAACAGTCCAGTAGGTCAGTTGATTGCACCGCACGTATCGTCCAAGCAATTGGCTCGTCTGGCAGAGGATCTCTTTGGTGTAGAACGCTATCAGTTGATCTCTGACAACATTGCTCTGATTGAACAGTCAGAACAGCAACGATTGATTGCTGTACTCCAAGAGCAGGCTGTTGGTGAGGATGCCGCAATGATGGCAGCAGACCAGCAGCAGATGCCGCTTGGTTGACAAGTCAACTATATTCTGCGATAATCAGAGACTATTATGGCTAAGAAAGGCGAGTTTAAAAAGAACGCTACTGCTGACAGTGTACGACAAAGAAAGTACAACAGCCAGCCAGAACAGAAGAAGAATCGTGCTGCTAGGAATCAAGCCCGTAAAGAGGCTATGCGAGAAGGCAAAGTCTCTAAGCACGATGGTAAAGACGTAGACCACAAGCATCAATTGATGGAAGGTGGTTCCAATCATAAAACCAATCGTCGAGTAGTTAGCAAGGGTGCTAATCGAACTCGCGGTGGGCGACTAGGAGGAAAGCGATGAAAGGCATGATGAAAGACAAGAAAGGCATGGACAAGATGGGCGGAATGTATGGCTCTAAGCCTGCTGCTAAAAAAGCAGCTATGAAGAAGGCTAAGAAAGGCAAGAAGTGAAAAAAGGTCTGTACGCTAATATCCATGCTAAAAGAAAGCGTGGAGAGAAGATGCGAAAGCCTGGCTCTAAAGGAGCACCTACGGCTGAAGACTTCAAGCAAGCTGCAAAAACTGCTAAGAAAAAGTGAAAACAGTTTGGTTCAAGGGCGCTAGGGACGATCAAGGTAAAGCGGACAGAAAGTCCCAGATCGTCTCAGCAGCCAAAGCCCTAGAGATTCTGACCGGAATCCTTGAGGAAAAGATTAAGGAAAAAGAGTCAGAAAGGAATCTGCCGAAATGCTACGAACTCGCAGGGTTTGCGTACTTTCAAGCAGATGCGTGCGGATACATCCGTGCGCTTCGGGAAGTTCAAAGCATTATTGACCTACAAGGAAAGGAATAAATATGTCCGAAGAATTCTTGGGTACGACCAATACCCAGTCAGCAGAGACTAGCCAACCCGCAGTCGAAGCGCAAGCGGTAAAGCAAGAAGGTAAAGCCGAATACGGCGAGTTCCTTCAAGCCATTACCAACCCTGAAGGAAAGCCTAAGTACAAGACTGTGGCGGATGCGTTGATTGGTGCAGCTAAGGCGCAGGAGCATATCCAGCGCATTGAGTCTGAGAACGCTGAACTTCGTACTGTTGCTAAGAAAGTTGAGACTATGGAACAACTCCTTCAACGCCTTGAACAAGGTAAGGGTTCCGACCAAACCCCGATTCCAAAAGTCGAGGATCAGGAGCAGATCGTTCTTTCTGTACTGGAGAAACGAGATCAAGCTCTTCGTGAACGCCAGAACCGTGAACAGGTACTGGAGTCGCTTAAAGGAAAGTTTGGAGATAAAGTCCAGGATGTCCTTCAAGCGAAAGCTACTGAACTCGGTCTTAGCGTAGCTGAGATGGGTGCATTGGCTGCACGTTCACCTAAGGCTGTACTCGGTTACTTCGATACGAAAGCCGTGGCTCCTTCTGTACAGAGTACAGTAAACACGCAGGCTCTTTCTCCGAAGACTACTGAGGCGAAGGCACCAGAGAACATTATGTGGGGCGCAAGCACCAAGGATGTTGTAGGGTTCTTCCGTCAGGTCAAAGAGGAAGTCAATAAGGAACTTGGACTGGCATAACAGGAGACCAATATGTCCAATTATACTCTGAATACTCCTTCGTTTATCGAAGCACAACAGTATTCGCAGTTCATCCTTCGCACCCTGCCGACTGCGATCCTTCCCCAAGGTTTTTATCGGGATGT